GTCATTAGTCTTGAGTCATGATTCTTGAGATCAGCCCTCATTTGGGAACTACTGCTCTTGTAATCTTGAAAGCCACCCAAGCAGACCAGACTGAATGAATTTACGCAAATAGAACGTCGTAAATCTCATGAAAGGAAGGGCAAGGACTGTGATTAAAACAGAAATAAGTTCTTTGAGCACAGTTGAGTTGAAGGGTTCTCTGTTATCCCCAGATCAGCAGTCTAGGCTGTTGAGAAGAGTGAGACACAGGAACGACTATAAGCGTTGGTATGTGGATTGGGAAATGCTGTCTGCCTTACAAGAGGTGTACAGTGAAAACCAAGAACTCCTTACTGAGCTGGTCAGTTCTGCAAGGGATAAGAACCTTACCAAACAGTTTCAAGATGTTTCGGCAACACTTGAAAATCTGAACCATTTTGCCGCACCTGATAGACCAGATGCTCGCTGGAATATCAATTTGCGCGTTGCAGCCGCGCTGTTGTGTAAAGAGATGAAACCTACTAGACTCGAACCTGTGGCTATTCGAAGAGGTATGGATACTTCATTAATCTGGAGCAACAAAAACGCAAGTGCTGGGGCCCTTGGTCAGGGTTCGAAAGACCAGAACTCCAAGGAATGCATTGAAACAGCACTTAGGATCAAGCAGATGATCAAAGATGGCGAGTCTTTCGATAATATCTGGATTCCATCCATGATGTTTCACAGATCTCAGTTGAGTAATCTTGTGGAAGAAGGACGTTATTCAGCCAAACCTAAGTTTAAGGATCGCTTCATCTGGGGACTTGACGGTGGCTCTGTCACTGTTGAAGCTCAGCATGCTCGTCCATTGATCAATTATTTGGTCAAGAACTGGTATAGCTATTCAGGTGGTGATAGTCCTGAAATAACTAGGTCGAAAATTTCAAGAGCGTGGGAAACTGGTACTAAGTACTGGGTATCTCTTGATTTTTCCAAATTTGATCAAACAATTCCGGCTTGGCTTATTAGCCTTTGCTTTGATCTTGTCAAGAAGTTTTATGATAAGTCAGAGTGGCCCGAAATTGACTGGGAGTGTTATAACTTTATCCACAGTAAAGTTATCCTTCCGGGCGGTACTGTTGTGAAAGTTGATAAGGGAATTCCAAGCGGAAGTAACTACACTCAGATCATTGGATCAATGTGTAACTTCCTTATGGTAGTCTCTTATCTGGCAAGTCTCTGTGGTGGTAGCTTCCAGGACAAGTTTGACTACGTCAGAACTGAACTCTCTAGCATTGGTAATCCTCTTGATGGAACATTCACTCTATTCGTTATGGGTGATGATGACCTGTTCTTTACTCGTCATAGAGTTGATGCGAAGGATTTAAGTAGATATGTTGAACGCGTGTATGGGGTGAAGATCCATCCAGATAAGTCGATGAGTGGTCTTTCTGAATTTCCACACTTTCTAAAGAGAGATTGGAGAGGAGATGGGGAGTATAGGGAAGAGTTGGATATGTGCATTAACCTTATCCATCCAGAGTACGATCGAGACTATCAGGATTACAGTTGCTGGCACATTCTCTACGGAATGTTTTTAACATTCCGATGGGCTTTCCCTCGGTATCTAAATGAACAATGGTTCCTAAGGAAAATGCAAGACTATGGTGGTATAGATGCCTTGCGCAGCCTTAAAGTGAAGGATCTACCTGGACCCTTCAAAATTTTCCGCG